GTCATTAAGACCCAGTAAATGGACTTATATTAAGTCTTATGTAAAGTTTTCAACAATACATAACGAACTAACATCAAGACCCGAGATAATTTCAAAGGATTTTCTTGATTCAAGCTTTATGCGTCTCGTAGAAACTTTGTTAGTGAGTTGTCTAGCGAAAGCTTAATACCACTTAAGAAACGGTATTAATACCTCTGCTCGCTAATACTGTTAAGTATTAGTTTAAAAGTAAGTATTTTCAATAACTAATAATAAATCTATGAAACAAATAAAACTTCTAATAACAATAAGGTTATTAAATATTTTATTTGGTATAGAATCTAAAGTTACTAGGAAATTCATTAATTATATTGAATATCTTAGAACTAATAATGGTTTACCATATACAATTAAGTATATGAAATCTGTAAGACTTCATATTACTCGATATATATGTGGGCAACCATTACTAGTTAATAAAGATTTAGTTTCATTAACAAAGGGATTTCCAACTCGTTTTCTTTTTTTGAAGGATATCATTGATACTAATAATCTAATAAAGATTAGAGGTATAATGACATTATTATACTTCACAAGAAGTATAATACCAACAAAAGAAGAAGAAAAGAAGGTTATTCCTGACTTATCATCAATTACTGATAAGTACAAAGGAAAAGATTATTCTATTCCAATGTATTTTATTAATAATTGAGTAAAGACTAATAATCTTGCAAAGTCCAAGCCAAACTTTAATGGTACCCTTCATTACATAAGTAATAAAGGATCACCATTTGGTAAGGCAACACTTACTGGACCATTTGCTTTATTTTATATGATTAATGAGACACCTAATATGCTTAATAATTTTATTAAGTTAATAGGTGAATCATCATATAAAATAATCTTTGGAAATTTCGTAGAAAAACTACTTAAAGACCATAGATTAATGGCAAGTGGTAAAATAAATGATGGACTAGGTAAGATTAGTATTGTTAAGGATCCTGAATTAAAAAGAAGACCAATTGCGATGTTAGATTATAACTCGCAAATGCTCTTACGTCCTATCCATGATGATTTACTTAATAATTTAAGTAAATTACCACAGGATAGAACTTTTAATCAAGATCCAAACAATAAATGAAAACCTAGAGGTAATAAATTCTGATCATTGGATCTATCATCAGCTACTGATCGTTTTCCAATATCTCTTCAAGAAAAGTTAATATCCTCTATCTATAATGATAGAGATTTTGCCTTAGCTTGAAAGAAGATATTAGTTGAACGGGATTTTACTTTTAATGGTAATATCTTAAGATATAAAGTAGGGCAACCTATGGGAGCATATAGCTCCTGGGCTGCTTTTACTTTATGTCATCACTTAGTTGTTGCTTGATCTGCCCACTTATGTGGACATGTCAAATTTATTGATTATATAATTCTTGGTGATGATATCGTTATAAATAACGATAAAGTCGCAAGAAAATATATATCAATAATGCAAAAATTAGGTGTAGATATTTCATTACAGAAAACTCACATAAGTTTTAATACTTATGAGTTCGCAAAAAGATGAATTCGAAAAGGAGTTGAAATCAGCCCTCTTCCATTAAAAGGAATATTATTAAACATAAAACATCCTCAAGTTGTTTTACAACAACTGATGATATATATGAATAATAATAATCATTTATTTAATGGAAGCGTCTTGGAGTTAGTAATTAAATTATATACAAATCTAAAAATAGGTAAGAGATTTTATTCTCATTCATCTATTAATAGAATTGTACATGATTTCTATTATGTATTACGTTATGCCTTTAATAATATTTCTAATGATGAACTTAGATTGTTCCTCATTAAAAAGAATATTAAAGGTCACGAAATACCAAATAGTGAGCTAATTCCCTCTTTTATGAGAGAGCTCTTAATCTTAGGATTAGGATCTCAGGCCGAAAAGGCTGGCAATGATGTTTCCAAGATTGCGAATGATTATATAGATCAATACTCAAAATTTAATGATTTTGAGATTACTGATCTAGCCTCTCATCCACTAACTCATGGATTATATAATAAAATTAAACATATTCAAAAGGATATGTTTAATGCTATTAATTCAAAGAAATTTGATTTAATAGATACTATATCATCTATGAGAGTTGAGAAAGTAGATAAAATAGTTGCTATGATGAGGAATCATCAAACAACTGTAATATCTATGGATAAATTATGGAAAACTTCATTAATTTTAATAAATAAAATTAATGAAGATAATTTCATGAATTATCCATACCCAACTTGTGGAAAGAGTGTAAATCATTATGTCTGAGAAGCTAATTTTAATTCAAATCTATCAACATCATTAGATGTGTTAGACTTGCTAAGATACGGTCATTATAATAAACCTGGAAATTCTAGTTATCAAGCAATGTGATAATTGTTTGATTTAGATTCTTACCGGTTATATTTAATAACGCCATAATATATGGCCATTTACCCTTACTTTCGCA